GTATAATGTTGTGTTTGCTTTGGCGAATGATGATATATTAAAAATAAAAAAAGTAACAGAATTAGAGTTTTATTTAGTATTAACCTACTTATGTTACCAACAAGATAAAGAAAGTGTAAAGAACAATAACTATGGTAACATTAAAAAACATAATAGATGATTTTAGTAATATAGCTACTAATCATTATTTAATTAACTCTTTTCATTCAGGATTCTTAGATGAGGTAGATATAAATAAATTAGACCAGGCTGATTTTCCTATACTATACTGTGAGCCAGGAACAGCTACTATTGATATGGGAGTATTAACATACTCATTTACAATCTTTGTTTTAGATATGCTTAAAGAGGATTTAACAAACAGGAATGCAGTATGGACAAGCACATTGCAAACAACACAAGATGTAGTAGCTGAATTTAGACAGAACTTAGCTTTACAAACATCAGGAGGAGATAGCGGTAAGAAGTTTAGCTATGTGCCTGATGAAGCTGTTTTAGAGCTACCAATAACTACTGAGCCTTTTACTGCAAGATTTGCTAATATTCTTACAGGTTGGAGTACCTCAATGTCAATACAAGTAAACAATGCTAATAACCTCTGTAATGCTCCTATAGAGCCATCAGATAATAACCCTAATACATAATGGCTGTAAGATTAAAATTAAGAAGCCCTGATGGTAAATTTATAAAGGGAGATGTTAAACACTTAGAGAAAGCCTTAACAAGTTTTGGCTCTAATGTTATTAAAGAGGGTAGAAAGATATTAAATCAAAAGAGCAAAAGAACACGGGCAAATACTTTGTTTAATGATTATCACTACAAAATGAAAAGCTCAAGTAGTACAATTACTTTTGGTTTTGAGTTTGGTGGAGCAAGTGATTATTGGGAGTTTGTCGATCAAGGGGTTGTTGGTGTAGGTGGCTTTAAAGGTAGTGGTAATGCAAGAGGAGGAGCAAGCCCTTTTAAATTTAAATATGCTAATCCTGGAGGAGATATGGTTAACGCTATTAAAGGTTGGATTAAGAACAAGCCTGTTAGTTTAGGGGATAGCAATATAAATAGTGCTGCTTGGGGAATAGGATATAGCATAAAAAGGCGTGGATTAGAAAGGACAATGTTTTATAGTAAGCCTGTGAATAAAGCCCTTAAAACGCTTCCTAAC